ATTTTCTGACATTATTTTTTCCTTGAAGACAGACATATTGTCTGTATTATCTTGAGGCGTAATTACCTCGGTTGTTTTGACAAATTGCTTTTTCCACTCGGAATATTCTTCCTTCGTGTCAAAAGACTTCGCCACAGAGAAGGTGGCTGCTTGGTTAGCGGGTACGGATACCACACTTACTTCAAACAACTCCGCATCTTTAATTAAGTATCCATCGCCGTCTTCCATATAATCTGCGTCTTTGACGCGGAAGCCGACACTGAATGCTCTCAGAATACCCTCTTTTACTAAATTTGTTATATCGCCAGCACTTTTTGATAAGTTCGCGGTAATCTTTAGTCCCCTTTCGTCAGTCTCTAATGAGGTGGCTCTGCCGATAGGTCTATTGTAGTCATGGTTAAAAAGTATAATAGGATTATTGCCAAAATTATCTAATCCTCCTTTCTCCCATGCCTCTTTTTTAATAACATCTCCCGCACGATCTGTATCGTTAGTGCTGGCATATCCTTTGATATTTACGCTCCCATCTTCTGCTTCTTCAACAGATTTGAAAGTTGATGTTATATTAAAAATCTTTTGCATAATTATTCCCCTTTATTTTGCTTTAGGCTGTTTAGCCGTAGCAGCTTTTTTGGGTGCTTTAGGCGCTTTGGGCGCTTTCGCAACTTTTGGAGCAACTGGTGCTGCGGGTGCAGTACTGTTAGCTTTTTCCCATTGCTCAGGAAAATTTGTCCGTATCATTGACCCTACTCTTGACCAAGAACCGAAAGGTCTCTTAGCAAGAATAAATCTAATAGGTGCATCACCTGCAGCTTTATATTCTGCTGGCGATAGGAACTAGCCCTTCTTTGCAAAATAATCTGCTAGTTGTTTTAAAACTATTTTTTTATTCGCCATTGTTTTCTTCCTCTTCTTGTTCAGGTCTTCCACCTTCCGATGGATTCGCTGCTGAGCCTGCGATATTTGCAGGCACTCTTAAGTCGTCATGCCCTTCTAACGGCTCCATTCTCATTGCTTCTCTGACTTCGTTTGGCGTCATAATTCCAGTATTAACTAAAGTACTGTAATATGCTGCCTGGTCTTTCAATTCGGGCTGTAATGCGGGTATTTCACTCACATCTTCTGAAAGATCGAATCCAAAGAAACGCTCAAATGCAAAGTTTAATTTTCTTACTATAGGTAGTACTGTTTCTAAGTAGTACAATCTATGGTTAGGTCTAATGTTTGCATTGTTCCCACTATCCAATAGCAAAGGTGGTATACCTATTGCCTGTAGTATAATTTTTTCGTTTGCTGCTATCGCTGCTTGGAAGTCTAAATCTTTAAAGTTAACCTCCGTCAAGTTATCTATTTCTAAACCACCATCTAAAATTAGAGGTCGTCTCCCTCCTGTGCTCGGGTTGTAACGGGCTCTCCAAGCAGCTAGCATACGTTCTTTTATCTTTTCACTTAAAGTATTAGGACTCTTAAGTACTAATCCTGGAACTGCTCCATTCTTGAAGAAGTTATCCTGAAAATTTCTCATGCTTGCTAATAACTGCATAGTTCTATATGCGGGCTTTAGTCTTGGAACTCCTCTATAAATAGAGTTAAATGAGTTTTCCTTTACATGAATAATCTCTGACGGAAGATAGTCTATAATCCCGTCGTACGTATACTTGCTAACGTATGTTTGTTCGTCTGTTTCTATTATGACGTTTTCAGCTGGTAAATGATACAAGCCTTGTCCATCAAAGTAAATAAATATGTTGCCATCAATTAAATAATCGGTTATCAGATTTCTTTTAAACGTATTAATATCTTGATAGGCATTTGGTTGAACATTAAGTAAATTAGCGACAGTAACCTTTCTAATATTTTTAAATACTGGATTCAGTCCTGCTACTTTTGGTCCTACATCTACTGGTATTTCTGCAACATCATCAACAACAATATTTACTGCACGATTGACTACTTCTAATTTCTCATATGCATCACGGTAACGAGTAACAACTTCTCTTGTGCCAACGGATAGCCTCTCCTCTCTACTCATTAAGTATTGCGAAGGGTTATTTTTTTCGTCTGCATCTAGAGTACTTCTACCTAGAAATCGGTCATACCATGCCATATTTTTCTCTTTGTTTTATTACCCAACGTTTTTGTTTTTGGGCTGTGTGTAATTGTGGTCTCTTTCCATAAATGGAATGTAATCTTAAATGATGATTATGACAAAGAGTTACAGCCTCTTCGTATAGTTCTAGTAAATGCTGTTCTATAAATGTATCGCGTACGTCCATTATCTCTTCAGCGGTCTGAATGTTTAACTTGTTCTCTCTCAACCACTTCTCTAACAGTTCCGTCAATCCGTAGAAGTGATGGAAGTCGAGGTTTTCCGTACTTTCGCAAATACGACATTCCGTTCCCTTATCGTACTTTGACTTTGCTCTGTCTCTAACGTATTTGACTAGGTCTCGCTTAAGATTCATTTATTTTTCTCTTACCTTGTATTATACTAAATTAACACGATAAAGTCAAGAAACATTTTTTTGTAGGTGTGCTTCTTAGAAAGTTGTGGCAGATGTCTCAAACGTATACAGCGCATATCTAAGCGCGTCTGCCATGTGTGAGTGTTTATCATGTTTTGGCTTCTCTTTCATTAAATTAGGATTTGGGTCCCATTGATATTGGTCTAAACATTGTAAGGTATGATAACATCGTTGATCTACAATTAGCTTATCATTATCTACTAAACTAGCTACTTCCCCAATTCCGTCAAGAACAGATTTCTTAGCATTAATAGTACTTACATCATAATTCTGTGCAAAATCAAATCTAGTTTGTTGTGCAGCAGAATCAATATAAATCCAATCAATATCATATTTGTCCTGTAACGCTCTGATTTGTATTGCGTGTTGTTCTGTTGTTCTTTCTGCGTCTAAATATTCATCTAGTACATAAAAGTTTTCTGAGTCCCAATCATATGCGAGTACGCATAATGCTGTTGGGTCTTTATATCCCACATCTAATCCTGCTATAACGTCCATTTTACTGGTGTCTAATTCTGATAGATCCGCTACACAGTTCTCATAGTCAAAAGTCCATATTTGACCTGCATAAGTATTAAAGTCAGCCATATATTCTTGAGCAAACTCTGCTCCTGACATAGTTCTTTTGGCTTCTATTATATCTTCCTCACTAAAGCGTGGGTTTTCATGGTATGTGGCTCTTATGGAACACCATTCTGGAAATTCATCTGTAAAGCCACGATAGAAAAAGTCTGCAAACCAATTATTTCTACCACGAGGAGTAGATATAAATATAGCTTTACTATTTTCCTTATCAAGTGTAGGACGTAGTGCTATATTGAAAGCATCTCTACCATCTACAAGAGCTGCTTCATCAAATATTATTAAGTCATATGATCTACCTACACAAGAATCAACTTGATTAATTGATCCCATACGAACAGTAGAACCATTAGATAGTTCTATAACTCTGTCTTTTGCATTATCTTTTGTCACTTCCAAGTCAAAGTGCCTAATTAACTGTCTTTGTAAATCAAATGATATTTGAGATAAAGAGTAATTAGGTGACATAATTAATATGTGCGTGTTTGGTACTAGAGCTGTGAGTTGCCCTATTATGTTTGAAATGTAAGTTTTACCTTGACGTCTAGATACCGCTCCACATATGAAACGATACTTAGGATTATTGATTGCATTGATAATTGCATACTGTGATGCAATAGGAGTTACCCCCAATAAATCCATATAAGGTTCTATTGGTAATTTAATAAATCTTTCTTCAGCTGTATACGGGACAAGTTCGCCCCCTATAATGTCTTTACGACTAATTTCTAGTGTCAATGTATTGTTGTATTATCTGATGAATGAATGATTTGATGGGACTGTGCAAGATGGTATAAATATAAAAAGCCCCCACATAATGATGCCATTTGTAGGTTTTCTGGTGAAAGTTCTCCTGACTCTCGAGACGCTCTGTCTACTTGGTCTAGAACTTTTGTTGCGGAGTTTGAGAGATTATCTAACCAACCCTCGTCCATGTATCTTAAATCTATATCTTCTACCATTAACTTCTTTTCCCTAATCGTAGTGTTCGTGTCTTCTTATATTTTTGATAAGAAGTACGGTTTTTGTTAGCTTTTCTTCTTGAAGCGCTAACTCTTTTGCCGAGTCGTTGCGTACGACTGGTCTTTAACTTCTTACGAGCTGACATGATTATGCCTCAGTTAAACAAGCTACAAATTCTATACTACCCTGATTTGCATACATTACATCAGTAGTTTTTTTTGCTAAAATTATTGTAGCATCTCCACTACCTGCCGCACCTAAATTACATGTGTGTCCAACTGTTCCTGCTGCATTTAATACAGATATAATTCCTGCAGTACCTCCAGTATGTTGACACAATACTTTAGAGGCTCCATTTATAGTAGATCCATTGGCAAAACTATTGCCTGCTGCTTCTTTTGCTGATAACAATTTAATTGCTCTCATCTATTTCTCCTTAGCGTCTTTAGACGCCTCTTCCTGTGCTTCTGCAAAGGTCTTTGATTTTTGTTTAGCAGCTATCATCTTATCATGAATATCAACTGAACCGTCCCAGTTTTTATCTGAACCATTCAATACATTCCTAATTTTTGTATACCACTTAGTCATTTTTCTCTAAGGCTTTGTAAGCCTCCTCTTTTGTTTTAAATTTGTGCAATCTACCACTTGCATCACGAAACTTCCACAGTCCTCTACTTTCATAGACGTCTACTTTATTCGTTGGAGCCACTGGCTCTGCTACGGGTTTTGCTATTTTGGTTTCATATTCAACCATGATCACTTCTCCTATAATTATCTTTACGTCTATAGTCAGCAATTGCTTGTTCGATAGACTCCTCTGCTAATACAGAGCAATGAAGCTTGATAGGTGGGAGTGACAATGCGTTAGCTATATCTTTATTTGTGATGTCCTCCGCCTGTT